TACCGCTTGCCAGTGGCAATCCGCCGATTGGGGTCACCAACCTTCTTCAACAGAATTTGGCTGGCATCCCAGAGGCAGAGCAGTCCGCACAGCAAGCTGACATCTTATCCCGACAGCAATAGGATCGCAGCATGGACCTCGGTGAAGCAATTTCCAGTGCCGTCGCAAGCGCCCTCCCACCACAGCAAGACACGGCTGTGGCTGAGGATGCCGAAGAGACACTGGCTCCAGATGCAGCAGACGATGGCGGAGAAGCAGTAGAGGACGCTGGGGAATCAGAAGACCTTGGCGATCAACCCAATATGCCAGAAGGATACGTTGCCGTTCCAACGGTGACGGATGATCTGGCCACAGAGTTTGCCCTCTACGATGCAGATGGAGAGGTAGAAGTCCCGAACTTGATGGTGGAGTACAAGGCCAACGGGAAGATGCGGAGTGACCGCTTAGATCAAGTGGTGAAGCTGGCCCAGTGGGGCGTGTACAACAAAGATCGGGAAGAAAAGGTCCAGCAGGTTGAGCAAGTTGCTCAACAGGTCTATCAGGAGCGCGAGGAACTCGCTGCCCTGCTGTCGGAACGAGAAGAGCAGATTGAAAAGCTGTTGATGGACGACGATTTCTTGTTGGCCGTGCGCGATGCGTATGGTGAACAGAACTCGCCGGAAAGTAGGGCCGCTCGCGCAGAACAGGAGGTAAAGGACATCCGTGTCCAGACCCAAATGACGGCGATTGCGGAGAAAGGCCAAGTGTTCTACGAGAACGAAGTGATGCCAGCCCTTAACATGATTGTTGGGGCACTGCCATCCATTTCCGTAGACGAGTTGGCCGAGAAGTTCCAGATGGCTATGTACGCGCACGTTGAACGCGCTCCCAACGGAGAGGCGTATGTTCCAGCGTCACGCTACGAGGCGATCAGACAGTACATCCTCGACGATTTGGCAGTATGGGCACAAGGGCAGCATAGTCGCCGTTCGAAGTCAACCACCTCGGCTCCCCAGCGGGAGACACAGAAGGCGTTGGCAGAGCGGGACCGCGCTCGCATTGAAGCACAGAAGGCCAAGCGCGTTGTAGGACAAAAGACCCTCCCCGTTGGCAATGCGGGCAAGCCGTCTGGCAAGCCGAAAGCCTATGCGGGCAACACCGTAGATGATGCCGTGGCGAGTGCGTTGAACACGGCGTTGTCGTCATTCCGTTAATACTTTCTTAGAGGTGACCCGTGGCTAACCCCACTCTGATTACGGATGCCGAACTAACCGGCCTCCTGAAGAACGTGTACTCGCAGTTCCGTGAGAAGGTGCAGAACCTTGTCACTCCTCTCCTCGCGCAGTTGGAGAAGGGCCGCTCTGGTGGCCCCCGCAACATGCGGTGGGGCGGTAACAACGTGTTCTTCGACGTGGTGACTGGCCGTCCGGCTGGCGCGACGTTCTCGGCCTCTGGCTACTTCCCGCCCGACACGACGGCGACTGAAGTGCAGGCCAATGTCGGTATCGTCCGTGCCTACACCACCCGTCAGGTTGACGGTCTGGCGTTTGTCGGAACGCAGTCCAAGGATGCGGCCTTCACGACCATCGCCAGCAAGACGATGGAAGAAATCAAGGACGCTTCGATGCTCCTCATGCAGCAGGCGCTGCATAACAAGGCCGATGGTGTGGTGGCGTTGATCGGTACCGTGACTAGCACGACCGTTATCATCGTTTCCTCGCCCTACGGCATTGCCAGCTCGGGTCAGGGTTCGTTGCTGTTGTCGGTGGGCGACTACATCGCCGTCCTCGACACGTCGGCGTCTGACGCGGTGCTGGGTCGTGCGGCCATCACGGCCATCACGAACAGCGGCGACAACGCCACGCTGACGCTTGGCACGGCCATTTCGAGCATGGCGGCGACGGACAAGATCGTCAAGGCGACTGCGAGCGATACGTCGTTCAACGGCGCGATGAACGGTCTCATCAGCATCACCAACCGTGGCAACGGCTATGCGTCGCTGCACAACATCAGCAATGCGACGTACAGCATTTGGGATGCCACCCGCATGGTCGCGGGCACGGACACGCCTGATGCCACGCAGCCGACCGAATCGGACATCTGGGACTTGATCCAGAAGATCGCCGGTCGTTCTGGCAAGGATGCTAATGTGAAGCCCAAGGACTTCCTCCTCATGACCACCCCCGGTCTGGCGAAGAAGCTCATGGAGTCGATGGTCGCCCAGCGTCGCTTTACCTCTGGCGAGTTCGGCACCACGATCAAGGGTGGCTACAAGGCCATTGAAATCTGTGGTATCCCGTGCGTGACGGACTACTACGTCCCGGCTGGCACGATCTACCTCCTGCACATCCCGTCCCTGTCGTGGGTGGATGCCAAGGATTGGGGCTTCGTGGAGTTTGAGGGCGCGGGTCCGTGGCGTTGGTTGTCGGGCCGCGATGCGTTCGAAACGACGTATGGCTGGTACGGTAACCTCGCGTGTCTGGCGCGTAATGCGCACGGCTCGATCACGGGTTACACGGACACGGCTCGTTACAGCCACATCTAAAGTCGCGGTGGGGGGTGGTAGCACTTCGGCTGCTACCCCCCATTGGGATCAACTTGGAGACTTCAGATGGCGTATAACTTTTTTGCTCCAAAGCCGGGGCGTCTTGGGACGTTGCCTGTCCCGCTCAACAGTGGCCGCTTGAACACGGGCACACTGGCGGCTGGCACGGACAACCACAACATTGGCGGGTTCCCTGCCAAGGCGTATGTCAATCGGGCGACCCTGTGTGCTGGGACGTACCCGACCGCCGCCACATCGTGCGTCGTCACGCTGTTTGAAATGACGGGCGCAACGGCAGTCGCCTTGACCGATGGCTTGAACATCAACACGCAGACGGCAGACACGCCGTTGCAGTTTGTGTTCCTGACCTCGACCACGGACGCCCAGCGGACACTGACGACGGCGAGCAGCATCCGTGTGGCGATGGTGACCGTGGGTTCTGTCTCAGTGCAGCCCGACGACATCACGGTCAACATCGAACTGCTGGTGCAAGAGTAGCATGAACAAGCCCGTGATTCTGGTGAATCCTGCGGGCATCCCCGAGCCGTCGCCTGAGATTCAGCGGCGGCTTCGGGAGGTGCATAGCGGACTGAAGTTGCGGCTGATGGACACAGGAGTGCCTACATGGTCTGTGTGCATGGAGTGGCAACCCGATGACCGCCGATGGGAGTGGGTGCAGCGCGAGAGCTACGACGCACGAATGGCCTATGACATCATTGGCTATCTGCCGCTGGGATGTAGCCCCGACGAAGCCCCGTCATATTTAAGCAAGATGATTCGCACCTTCCCGCGAGAAGACATCCAGCGGTTGACCGACTCCGTGGAGAACTACAACACGGGGATGATGTCTGCGGCGATGGACAGCGCCATTGGAGAAGTGCTGGATAGTGCCGATCCGTCTACCATGCGCCGTGGCCGTGGACGCCCTCGTAAAGTCAGCTAAGGAGAACAATGGCAACGGTCACCCTTGGGCAGTTGGTCACCGATACCCGCGAGTACATGGATGCGGTTGGCTCGACGCGGTGGTCAGACGCCACGATTAAGCTGGTGCTGAACAACGTCTTTGACAGCGAGTGGTCCAACATCCTGAACGCTGCGCCATACTATCGGTTTGCGATTCGTCAGGTCAGCACGGATGTCAACGGCCAGTTTGCGTTTACCACGCTGAACAGCGGGTCTGGCGATACGCAGCAGAACTTCTACCGTATGCTGTCCGTCAGCGACGGCAACGTGCTGTACGGGCAGACACGGTATCAAGATGTGCCGCTAGCGACGACGAGCAACTACCTGCCGACCTACCCCCGCCTGTATTACATCGCGGGGCAGGCGGTACAGGCGTTGCCCGTGTCGTCGGCGCTGGGGCTGTATGTCGGCGTGAACTACAAGCCCACGGCTATTGCTGATCTGGCAGGTGATGCCAGTATCATCGACTATCCTGCCAACGCGCATCTGGTGTTGGTGTGGCAGGCGGCTGCTCTCCTCCTCCTCAAGGGTGGCACGGAAGCGGCGGCAGCAGCCAACCTGAAGGCGATGGCCGACGATGATCGCAAGTCGCTCCTCGACGACATTCGTCGCATGACGATCAACCCGACGATGATGGCCTATCCAGATGTGAAGTACGACTGGAGTGGCGGTTAATGGCAGGCCGTGAGAAGGTCGTAGACCAGCAGCCCAAGTTTGATGGGGGGCTGAATAGCGTGTCGGATGACGCGAGTGTGCTGCCCAACCAGATGCGGAGGGCGGACAATGCGCGGTTGACAGACTACGGGGCCGTCACGAAGCGGGGTGGGACGAAGCGGACCACCGCCTCTCCCATTGCCGCTGCCAGTATCCTGAATGGATACACATGGCGGAAAGATGGCGGGACGCAAGAGTTGATGATTGTCTGCAACGGGCTGCTGCATACGTCCACCTATTTGTCTACCTACCCGTGGACATGGACCGCGCAAGCTGGCGCGTTGTCTACGACGGTCACTCCGTCCTTTGTGCAATTCCGTGATGCCACGGCAGATGTGGTCTACATCGCAGACGGTGGCCTCCTCAACGTGTGGAACGGCACCGCGCTGACGACCAACATTGTTGGGACGCTTGCGGTCACCAATCTTGCGGTCCATAACCAGCGGTTGTGGGGATGCGGCAATGCAACGTTCCCCGATTCTATTTTCTATTCGGCGCTAAACAATGGCGACACGTTTGCCAACGGGTCAGCGGGTGGTGGGCAGATCATCGTCCGCACCTTCTCCGATGAAACGGTCGTTGGGGTGGCGTCGGTCAACACCTCGCTACTGATCTTCCACCGTCGCGGTATCTCCCGTTTGACAGGCTACGGGCAGGACGACATCACCGTTGCCCCGCAAGGTTTGACAGCAGATGTTGGCACGATTGCTCCACGATCCATTGTCAGCATTGGCAATCTGGGGTTCTTCGTGTCTGAGCGGGGGCTGTACTCCTGCAACGAATCAGAAGTGTCGGCAGTCGGTACGGTAGAAACGCCTGACCCCCTCTTGCCAGTCATTCGGAATCTGACCTCGGCACAGGTGGCAAATATCAGCGCAACGTTCAACCGTGCAACCCGTGAGTTGTGGGTGAACGTGCCAACGTATGGCGTGTACGTCTATCACACCGTGCTACGGGCATGGTCTGGTCCGTGGGAGTCTGGGTTCTTGGACCCTGCCACGACCACCCTGTTTGATAGCATTGATTCGAATGGACTGCCTGCCCTGCTTCGGGGTGATGAGGATGGGTATGTCACAACCTGCGATGAGACGGGGGTGGTCGTTGATAACCAACTGTCTGATGGCACGGGTGGGACTCCGTATACCATGACCATCCAGATGCACCGGATGTACTGCGGAGATGATGCGCTGTCAAAGTCGCTTCGTTTTGGCTACATCACGGCGTCACTGGACAGTTCTTCGTCAACCATTATTAAGTGGGTGACAGACTCCACCACGGACACCTATACGTTACCGACGACCTTCGTCTCAAGTCGATGGGGCACTGGCATCTGGGGATACGGGCTGTGGGGAAGCGCCAATAGCAGCAATTACCGTGTGCAGATGAGCGGCACGGGGTATTACATCGACGTGTCTATCATCGACGCAGGCCAAACGATTCCTGTCTTTGGTCGTTTCCAGCTAGAAACTTTTGCCCTTGGGAGGCGCTAGTGGCGCAAACAATCGGTCAGCATGGCGTTGCCGCCTTTACCAGTCCGGTCAATGGCGACCTACTCAACGCAACGGTCGTCCTCAGCAACGACAACACCACCCGCAGTGCCTACGTTGACCACGACATCGACAGTGGCATCCATGTGCAGTCGTCGCTGTTAGCCGCTCGTCCTGCGGCGGGCACGGCTGGACGGAAGTGGATGACCACGGACACGGGCGCTGTCAAACTGTGGTTTGATACGGGCGCAGCGTGGGAGGAGATTGCCTATCTGCCGTCTGCTGGTGGAACTGTTGCGGGTGCGCTTACCGTCACGGGGCTTATCACCGCAACGGGTGGCGTGTCTGGTAACGTCACTGGGGCGCTGACGGGCAACGCCAGCACCGCAACGACGCTGCAAACCTCGCGCAACATCAACGGCGTGGCGTTTAACGGTAGCGCCGACATTACGATCACCGCTGTTGCTGATGCGTCAGCGTTAACGGGCGCAACCCTCGCCGCCAACGTGTTGGCATCCAGCCTGACTAGCGTTGGTGCCCTCAGTGCTGGCTCAATCTCGTCGGGGTTTGGCGCGATTGATATTGGCGCTGACGCCTTTACGGGAGCGGGAACGGGTCTGACCGGAACAGCGGCGGGGCTAACGGCTGGCGGCAATGCCGTTCTTGGCGCAAACACGTTTACCGCTGCACAAGAGTGGGCCACTGGAACATCCATTGCTTCCGCAGCCACCGTCAACCTCGATACGGCCACGGGCAACCGTGTTCACATCACGGGCACGACAACGATCACGGCGGTTACGCTAACCCGTGGCCCCCGCACGGTCATCTTCGATGGCATCCTGACCCTCACGCACAACGCCACAACGAACAACTTGCCGAGTGCGGCGAATATCACCACCGCAGTCGGTGACCGAGCGGTGTACGAAAGCGATGGGACGACGGTGTATTGCGTGAGCTATATCCGCGCAAACGGGGAAGCCGTCGTTGGGACTAGCTCGGCGTCGGTTGTCAACTATCCGCAGCTCATAAAATCCGTAGACTACACCCTCGTCCTTGGGGATGCAGGGTATCAGATATTCCACCCAGCGTCAGATACGGCGGCACGGGTCTTCACGATCCCCGCGAACTCCAGCGTCGCCTACACTATTGGCACCGTGCTGGTATTTGTAAACGAAAAGGGGGCGAAGCCGTTGAGCGTAGCAATTACGACCGATACGCTACGAAGCACCCTGCTCACAACAGGCACCCAGAAGGTTCCTGCTGGCAATATGCTGACGGCGTTGAAAATAGCGGCAACAACGTGGCTCTGCTGGCCTGCTACCCCAGTGAGCTTAAATCGTGCGTTGGCTACTGCTTCCGATTCTACCCCATATGTCACTGTGTACCCATGGACTAGTGCAGGATTTGGACCAAAGTTTGCCAACCCTGCAACACTACCTGCTGGGCAAAGCTATGGCGTAGCTTTTTCTTTAGATGGAACAGCACTGGCTTTTGTTCACAACGTTTCTCCTTATATCAGTGCCTACCCGTGGAGTAGTGCAGGGTTTGGGGCAAAGTTTACCAATCCTGCCACATTGCCTTCTAATCAAGGGAATGGCGTAGCCTTCTCCCCAGACGGAACAGCACTGGCCGTTGCCCATAACAGCACGCCTTATATCAGTGCCTACCCGTGGAGTAGTGCAGGATTTGGAACAAAGTATGCTAACCCTGCGACACTACCTGCTGGTACTGGGCGTGGCGTAGCGTTTTCTCCAGCCGGGACAGAAATAGTTATTGCTCACTTTGGTTCCCCTTGGGTCAGTGCATATGCGTGGAGTGGTGCAGGGTTTGGATCAAGGTTTACTAACCCTGCAACACCGTTCGGCAACAACAATGGGCGTGGCGTAGCCTTCTCTCCAGCAGGAACAGAACTGGCTATTGCTCACGACGACTCCCCATACGTCCAAGCATACACATGGAGTGCGTCAGGATTCGGAACGAGGTTTACTAACCCTGCAACACTGCCTACTAATAATGGCTATTCCGCAGCCTTCTCTCCAGACGGAACAGCGTTGGCTATTGGTCACTTTACTTCCCCTTACGTCACGGCATATCCGTGGAGTAGTGCGGGATTTGGAACAAAGTTTACAAACCCTGCAACAGCGGTGGGTGCTGGTTCCGTTGGATACGGCGTAGCGTTTTCTCCGAATGGAACAGAACTGGCTGTTGCTCATGATACCAGCCCTTACGTCGGTGCATATCAGTGGACCAGTGCAGGATTTGGATCAAAGTATGCTGACCCTGCGACACTATCTACTGGTACTAACTATGCCGTAGCGTTTTCTCCAGCTTAACCAAGAGACATCAATGATCTACTCACAACTCTCTCCCTCGTACAAATACGACACCCTCGCTGATGCAATCTACGGACGCGAGGTAGAGTATTTTCACTACGACTTTGACCGCATCAACTTTGAACATATCCTCAAAGACCTACCCGAGTGCGAGTACCGGACAAACATCGAGAACCGTCTTGCGGATACCGTAGGCACGATGGCGCAGGTGGAAAGAACCGTGTCGGCGTTGCTGGCACAGATCGACGATCCCACCGCGTATGCGGAAGGGGTTGCCCGTGCCATTGAGCGCCGAGAGGCCGCTAAACTGAAGGAGAAGGCATGAGATACGTCCAAGCCAGCGGAACGACCTTCCTCCGTCATGTCATTGATAACGGCGAGCCGACCGTGTGGGACGAGAACAACACCGTCCGAGCCAGTCAACTGACCCCAGCAGAGGCGACAACGTTCGGCGTCTCTAAGCTCAAACTCGTTACGCCTCCCCCGTACAACCCGCTCACGCAGGTTCGTACAGATGCCGACGCCGTGCTGGTGGACGGGGTGTGGACGCAGCAGTGGGTGGTGACGGACAAGTCGGTGGACGAAGTAGAAACGGCCAAGCAATCCACGTTGAGCAGTCTGCGGCTGACCCGTGACACGAAGCTGCAAGCCTGCGATTACACGCAGTTGCCCGACGTGCCGCTGACGACCGCGAAAAAGGCCGAGTGGGCAACCTACCGCCAGCAGTTGCGGGATTACATGGGCGCGGTGATCGACCCGTTTAATCCTCCTGCGTGGCCCATCCCGCCAGTGAAATAACCGATGGCCGTCCTCCTTCCTCTCCACGCGATCAAGACCTTCGCCTCGCCCGTCCTCAACGGGACTGGCACGGTCGATGCCAACACGGTACGGACCAACGACAACATCGCGGGTGCGGCCTTCAACGCGCATGACGCCGATACGTCGATTCATATCCAGTCGGGCACGTTGGCGTTGCGGCCCGTGACGGCGACGGAGGGGAGTGTGTACGTCGGGACGGACACGTTGCTCATGTACATTTTCACCGGCGGGTCGTGGAGTCAGGTGCTGTGATGGGATCAAAACGAAATGGCGGGAAGCCCACGATGGTTCGATAACACTTCATAGCAGCAAGGAGAGACACATGGCACGGAAGCGTGGCGGGTTCGCGGGCCTTTACGACAAGACCAAGAAATTTGTTAATCCGGTGCATAACGCAGCAGCTTTTGTTTCAGGTGGCCCGCTTGGCTTGTACAACAGTCGGCTCCTGACGCAAGAAGGTGGCGGGCTTAAGAAAATGGTCAACGACCCGCTGTATCAAGCGCAGGTTGCCACATTAGCGACCGGGTTGGCTGCACCTGCACTTGGCGGTGGCGCTGCGGCTGGAGGCACGGCTGGAGGCACGGTTGCTGGAGGTGGCGTGGGTGCTGGCGGCGGGGGCAAGTTGGCTGGACTGTTTACGGGCCTTGGCAAAGTTGCTCGGGGCCTGAAAGGGTACGAAGACACCATTGGCAAGGTTGCGGGTGGTATCCAAGCAGAACGGAAAGACGCCCGAGCCGACGAACAGGCGCGGCTGACACGGGAAGAAACCGCCCGTATGTTTGACGAGCAGCAAAAGCTGCGGGTTCGTCAGCAGGGGAACCTTGACCAGACGGCCATGATGGACAAGCAGCAGTTTGACGAGTTGAACGCCAACCGTGCCAGACTGCGGGCGATTTTGACAGGGGGCATGTAATGGCCACGTTCAACACCGCGTTTGGCTCGTTGCCAAGCCCCAAGAAAGACCTGTTTGGCAATGCGCCGATGGGTGGGGACGACGACGACGATTACACCAAGGGGTTTGCGCCGGGGTCTACGACCGAAAAGACGGCAGCAGCCCCTCCGCCAACGAACACGTTTGCCGACTTGCAGAAGCAGGGCGTGGCACGGCCAGCCCCTCGTCCTGAATCCGAGTCTGGTAGCGGAATGGGGATGGGCGGTGGAACGGGTGGTGCTGGTTCTGGTGTTGGGATGGGCGGTGGTGCTGGTGGTCCCCGTGAAGAATACACAGGCCCGCGCACTGTCCCTACGCCCCGTACTGGAATCCGAGATACGGCTGCTGTCCCTGACGCAGAAGCTTTCAGGAAGCTGTTGCGGTTGCAGTTGCCGGGAGGAGCTGAGACGACTGCACAAAGTCAGGCGCAGGATATGCCGCCGATGCTTGGGCAGTTGGAGCAGTCGTTGTCTGGTATGGCCGCGCCTGACGCTGGCGAATTTGTAATTGGTGGCGGTGGAGGTGGGGCAGGTGGGGCTGGTGAGATTGGCAATGTTGGCGGTGGCGGTGGTACACCTCCTCCCCCTCCGCCGCCGCCCCCTGTCACTCCCCCGAAGATGGGATACAGCGCCACGGGTGGGATTACCGGAACGCCGACGATTGACAAGGACACCGGCACGGCGACGTACACGAACGTTGAAGTGCCCGTGTCAAACGCGCCACAGTACAATGCTGGTCAAGTCCCGCCTCCGACCGCTCCGAACGGCTCGACGTTCGTATCGGGCAGCGGCGTGACATGGACGAAGCGTGGTGGCGTGTGGGGCGCAGAAGCACGGGCTGGCGTTGCGATGCCCACGGGCTATGCTGCGCTGACTCCACCGGAGTTGGCCGCACAAACGCAAGCCAACCTCCCGAGTGGGGCGGCGGGATTTGGTGGAACCCTTAGCTCTGAGCCGGGTCAAGGGTCAGGGCTGTACCAGTTCCTCCTCAAATACGGGACGCCTACTTCGGACGCAGAGTTTGCGGTGTTGGCGCAGCAGGCAGGGAAGACGGTCGAGCAACTCAAGAGCTACATCTCTTCTCAGCCTGCCAGCCTCCGGTTTGACACCAAGCGAAATGTCGATACCAATGCCGAAGAACAGGCGTGGAAGAAAGAGAACAAGGTTGACTCTGTTCCGTTTAACTACGCCTATGTGCCAGTAAGCGAGGGTGGCCCTCGTCTCCGCAAGAAGTCGTATGAGGAGGTGGTGGCCGCAGGCTATCAGCCGTATGGCGGCAAGGCATTGTATGACAGCCCTGCCAACGACTTGCTGTTGGCGCAGGCAAGTGGCACCACCAACCTCCTGCGGACCTATGGTGGCCTTGCGGGTGGCGTGTCTAACCCTGCTGGCGCTGGCCCCGGAGGACCGGGTGAAGGACGCCCCTTGCTTGGTGAAGACGATGTGTACACTCCTCCCAAGACGGGCGGCACACCTCCCACTGGCGGCGGGACGCCGGGGACAACGGGTACTCCTCCGGTAACACCTCCAGCAGCCCCTCCAGCGGCAGCACCGCCGACAGGTGGCGGCACCCCTGCCACAGCGGCTACGGTGCCAATCAAAGCCTACGTCCCACCCCCAGTAGGAGGCGGGGCGACCCCAACAGCGGCACCCGTAATCCCGACCTATACCGATGCCACGGTAGGCGCTGGGCAGTTCTCCTTGTCTAAACAGTCACAGGAGTTGCGGGATGCGTTGCAGGCGCGGTTAAAGGAGTTAGGCAGTGGCCCGACCAAGATTCAGGGGCAGTCCTACGAGGCACTACGGGCGGCACGGCAAGCCGAACTTGGCGCAAAGTACGGCGCAGAACGCAGCAAGCTCGAAGAAGAACTCGCAGCCCGAGGGTTGTCGGCGTCCACGATTGGTGGTGGCCGCTACGGCGATCTGGCAGGCCAGCAGGCCCGTGCCTTGGGAACGCTGGATGCGGAACTACTGGGGCAGCAGGCTGAGGCTGAAGCACGGGATCGTGCCCAGTACTTGAACACCATGCAGCAGTTTGCCCAGACCACCGGAACGCAGGACATCGGCACGTTTGAGGCTAATGTCCGGTCAAAGGAGGTCACGGCCACCATCAACCTCCGTGCGGCAGAGTTGCAGCAACGGGCGGCGTTGGAAGGCCGGTCGCTCGACTTGCAGCAGGCACGGGATCAGGCCACATCCGAGTATCAGATGGGCCAGTTGGCCCTTAGCACGGACGAGTTGGGCGAACGGAGACGGAGCAATCTTGCGGGTGAGAGCCAAGCAACGCTTGAGTTGGCCGAACGGAAGCGGAGTGGGATGGCTGGGGAGAAACTTCAGCAGGACCAGCTTGGTGAAGACAAGCGCAGGAACTTGGCGCTAGAGAAAATTCAGACAGGCGAACTTACGCTCCGTCAAGGGACTGCGGTCAGCCAACTGATTAGCGACATCTACTCGGGCAGGACTTCCCCAGATTCGTGGGAACCCACCTTGCGGGCGCTGGGCCTTAAACCTGCTGATTTCTTGAACCTTAAGCCCGCAGAAAAGGCTAAGGCTACCACCTGACACCATAGCACGGAGAGAAGATGGCGCGAAGAGGATTTTTAGACTATGTGCTGGGTGGGGCCGTTGGTGGGCTAGAAGGGTTAGCCCAGAAGCGGGCGGCGGAGGAGGAGAAGGCGCGCATGGCGACTGCGCTGGCACGGCAAGTCCGTATGGACGCGATGGAGATGGAAGACCGGGCAACGGCAAAGGAAGACCGCGCACAGGCGCAGAAAGACCGTTCCCAAAACCAGCGCCAGCGTTTGCTTGCAGGCGGGTATTTGCCAACTGGCAGAGATATGCCGGGGGCTACCCCTCGCCAAGCTGTCAGCACAGAGATGGTAGACGGGCAGGAGTTTGGCTTGTACTCAACGCCACGACAGCTTGCACTACAGGCGGCTATGGAAGAGGCTGAACTGAAGGACAAGTTTAAGACTGATGCAATGACGCCTTATCAAGTCGGGCAGTCTGCAAGGGATGAGCGTCGCGTGAGGCTGGCAGAACGGAACAGCGCGAGAGACAATACCGATAAGGCAAAATCAGCAGGCATTGGCAGCGTCATTGCTGGCGCTGGCAAGATTGTCGCTGCGTCTCGCAGCGAAGAGAAGATGGCAGAGACGCAGCTTGCTGCGTTAGATCGCTCTCGCCCAGACCCTTATAAATTGCAGATGGGCGGGCAAACGGACGAGCAGATTGCTGCGGCTGAAGCGGCGTGGCAGAAGAGAGTTGATGCTGCCGAGAAGCGCCTTGAAGTCGCGCAAAACAAGACCTCGCGCCTCAGCCCGACGTATGAAGGATCGCTGGTCAGCCGTGATACGACGGGGTACGGCGAGACGTTTAACCCTCCTGCTGCACCTGCTGCACCGGCAAAAGCCCCGACGTACAACACCAAAGAAGCGACACTCAGCGCAGGGGCGCAGCGAAAGATTAACGAGATTCAATCGTCTGACCTGACGCCAGAAGAAAAGCAGCAGAAGGTCCAGCAGGTCAACGCGATTCTGTCACGAGAGATTATGAAGGCCAGAGGGCAGGGCTGATGAGTCTTGATCCCTTTGATGTCGTCACGGTGCGGAAGTCTGGCCGTTCCACGCCGTCAGTGGGGCGCAGTCGTCAGGAAGACGATGATCCGTTTGCCGTTGTGCAGGTGCAGCGCCCCAAGTCGCTGACGCAGGGGCAAGTCAAAGACGTATCGCCACTGAAGATTGGCGCTCCGTCGTTTCAGCAGTTTGCTGATGCGGGAGCGGAGCTTCCTGCTGCGCCACCGCCGACGCCCAAGAAGAAGTACGACACGGCCTTCGCTGAAGACATCTTGCAGCGACGGGCAAAGGCGCAGCCTGCCCAGCCGCAAACATCCTACGCAACGAGCGATATTGTTGGTCGCCTTGCTAGAACGACCAAGGCAGAGGCCAACCGTCCAGTAGAACAGTTCCAGCAACAGGCGCTTGATGTCTTGAAGGCCCCGCTGTATGCCGCCCGTCAGGCGGTCCCTGCCGTGAGTGGCATGGCTGCACCGTTTGTCGAAGGCGCATACAATCTGTTGGGACGCCCTGACATCGCGGAGTTTACGCGAAAGACCCAACAAGACATTGAACAGTCCTTTGCCCCGCAGTCACCGGGTGAGGCAGCTATTGGCCTCCCGCTGCGCTTGGCTGGCCTCTTCGCGCCGTACATGGCCGCAGGAGCAACGAGAGCGCCTCTCACTGTCAGTGCAGGACTGACGGCGTTGCAGTCGCAAGCCAAGGACAATACTCCGCTTGTTGCGTTCCTTGGCGACAAGCTCGACAGCGATGTCCTCAAGCGCATCGCCGCGTCCAAGTACAAGACGCCAGCGGAGGTGGTGCTGGACGTAACGCTGGGTCTGACCTTTGGATCGCTTGACAACATTGTCAAAGCTGCCAAAACCACGACCTCCGCTCGAGCGGCACTGCGAGCGCAGGGCGCAGAACCGTTCGTGCAGACTGGCAACGTGTTTCGCGAAGGCATCCAGAGCGGAGCATTGGACGCAGAGGCGATGAAGCCGTTCCTGCAAGCGGTTGACAAACTTGCACAGCAGGCAAAAGTAAGAGCGAGCCTGCCGCTGAGTGGAGCGGGGGCACGGGCTGTCGATGTTGTTGCGGGGCTAGGCTCCAGCGCCACGCAGTTTGGCAGGAACGTTGCCAGCAACATTGGTGCCGAAGCCAAGCTGTTCAGCGATGCTGGCAGCAAGCTGGCTGAACAAGCCGCGCTATCTGGGGCACAGGTTTCTATCCCGAAGCGCAGCATGGAACCGTTGACGGATCGTCCGACGATTGCTCAAGAGGTGCGTTCTGTCGGTGATAACGGATTTGTTGTCCCCCCTTCACAGGCGCAGCCCAATCTGGCCGTCGAGCGGGAGCATTTGGCCCGCATGAACATGGAGATTGAGCCAAAGATTCAGCAGTTAGCTGCACCTTACACGCGATCAAAGGAAGGGGCGGGGCTGTTCTTTGGCGATGTCTCGCCCAACTCGCTCTTTCGCTTCTCCGCAAATACGCCAGACGAAGAGATTCGCAAAGCGGCAGCTATCCGTGGCTTGGCGTATGGGCAGGAAGCGCAGTTGTGGTATCGTCCTGCGCGTGAAGGGGAGGCTGGAGCGTCGGCTGCGTTCTTGGCCTCGGCCAGAGATGGAGCAAACCTCTCTCCAGAAGCAATCAGCGACATCCTTGCCGCCGCCAGCGACAATGGTATTGTTGGGGCAACCAAAGATGGAGGCAAGCTGTCATTCCTAAACATCAAGGAATACACGGGCCTGTCTGACGAAGAGTTCAACACGAAGATGATGGCGGCATTTAAAGCCGCAGAGGTCAAGCATGACATTGATATCCACGAAACCAACGTCTACTCGGAGATTTTGAATGGGACTCCTGCGTATATTCAAGCAATCGGACCCACTTCCGACCTACTTCTTGCAGCCCGCAATGCTATCGTGGAGGCAACCCCTGAATACCTCCGATACGCAAAAGCCGTTGGAGCAGACCCCGCCGTCACTCAACAGCGCATTGCCGCCCGACTTGCCGAGATAGACGAGAACATCGGGCTACAGCGGGCGATTGAAACGGGCGATGAAACGGGCATCCAGCAGGCGCTTGACCAGCGCCTTGCTCAAGACATCACGGCGCGAGGGACCGCGCAAGCCGCTGTCCCTGCCCCTGCTCTTGCTGCTACCCCTACTCCTGTTGTAGAAGCCCCCGTAGCGCCTGTCAAAACAGAGCTACCGCCTCTCACGCGGCCAGAGAAAGGGCCGCTATTCTTGCGCGCCCCTGACTTTGGCACAGGCTCAAACGATTATGTCATCAACGCTCCGGGCCTTGAAGATGGGTGGCGCGTGTTTAAAAACAGCGATTCTGGCGCGCAGGGTGAGTGGGTAATTATAGCCCCCCGAGTACCAGAGTCCTTTGGGCTGGTTGCATACACAAAGAAAGACGCGGAGCAGGCGGCTCTTGATTTTATCAATGGGGCGCGGTCACGCGGGTATTTGCAGTCTCCTCTAACTGGGAACCGCATCCCGTACACCCCCGGTGGGCAGAGTGCGGCTGGGGTAGCGTCTGCACTTGCAGGCAAAACGTTTGACGTTGGTGGTGCGCTTGGCGAAGGCGTCTCTGCCCTGTCAAAAGCGCCCGGAGGCAAGGCGCAGATTGCCAAGGTGGGCCTTGGTGCGGTCGGCTATGGCCTGAGTCAGGCAGAAGACGAGAGACTTCAGGGGCACGGCAATGCCTTGATGGGTCTTGCCGCCTACTCTCTGGTACATGGCAAGGTCAAGCAGGGGGCTAAGGCTGCTGGCGCAGCGGTGGCCGAAGAGCTTGCCAAGTCTCCCGCTGGGCGCAAGGTGCTGGATGAGATCAGCTTGGACATCCGCGTCGATCCTCGCGTCAAGGAAACCGTGGACGTTGCCATGCGAGAGATGGCAAAGTACCGCGCCATCGGGCGTGAGCTTGCTGCCGAAGCCAAGGCGCGGGGCGGGGTGTTTGACCGCACGGTGTCGGACTTGGTGGAGAAGGAGACGGTCGAGGCGGGAACGCTGTCGCCAGAAGACATGGAGATTGCCATTGCGCTGGCGCAGAAGGTGGCTGACAACTCGCTGGGCCTGAAGAAAGTGGAAGCCCGACTGATGTCAGCCGACACTTACGCCAAGCGTGGCACGGCGTATCTCCCTCGTCGCTATGCCAAGTACGATGCCAAGGATGTCAACGATGTCGTCGTACAGCACAAGGGCAAGACGTTCCGCATTGGCGGCGAGAAGATCAGAAACGATGCGCTGACTCGCGAAGAACGGGATGCGCTGGGTGAGATTCGGGAAGCGTCCTACCGCATCGCGGACTACTTCGGGCGTGGCAGCAAGGACATCGCGACGGCGCACTTGTTTGAGTCGCTGGCAGAAATCCCCGGCGTCATTCACCCAGATTATGTCAGTGCGGTGCGGGAGGCAGCTATCGCGGCTGACTTGTCAAGAGTGGCACGGACGCCGACTGCGGCGTATCGTGGCTCGCCTACGGCTGCGCGAGACGCGCTTCGTGCGGCTGACGCGGCCAAGGCTCGCGCCAAGGGGCTGAGTGAGCAGTTCAAGCGGCAGGGGCAGGAGTACGTCACGCTGCCTGACACGCCGCAGCTTGGCGTGTTGCGGGGGGCGGTGGTGCGGAAGGATGCGGCGGCGTACTTGAACGACTTGCCTGACTTCAAGTCTACCAACCGGATGTACAACCGGCTGATGCACTATTGGAAGTCGGCGCACACCGTGTTTAACGTCCCTGCAACGCACCTGACCAACATGACGTCGAACGTGTTCATGGGGATTCTGGGCGGGTTGCCCATCCAAGAACAGGTCGTTGCCATCCCCCGTGCGGTCAAAGACATCATGGAGTACGGCCCCACCACGCGCTTTCTGACTGAAGCGGGTGTGATCGACCGTGCCCTGCCTACTTACGGCGACACGCCGATTAAGGGGCTGGCGCGGGATGAGACGGTGCTTCGCAGCATGATGAAGACCACGCGCTCTGAGACACGGGAGGCGCTGGAAGCACAGGGCTTGAAGGGCATGGGCTGGATGGAAGAGAAGGCCCGAAAGGTGGGTGGCAAGATCGAACAGGCGTATTCGCTGGGCGACACCATGTTCCGGGTGGCGTTGTTTGACAAGCTGTCAAAGCAGGGCATGGCTAACGAAGACGCTCTCAAAGAAGTCATGCGCGTCTTCCCCGGCTACGACACGCGAAGCCCGATCCTGCAAAAGCTCAAGCACGTTAGCCCGTTCGTGATGTACCCTGCCAAGTACCTGCCTGCTGCGCTGAACTTGATTGCCGAGCATCCGTGGCGGTGGGCATTGGCGTCGGCGTCATGGGCGGCGATTGATCAAGCCAGTCGCAGCAAGGCCGGTGCCGTGCGCGAGAAGGACTTGCCACCAAATCGGCGGTTTGGCAAAGGCGGGTATCTGGTCCCCGGTCCTATTCAGGCCGAGTTTCTGGGCCTGAAGTCCAAAGAAGCTAACAAGCGGCTGATGTTTGACATGGCACGGTACACGCCGTTCACGGCGTTGACAGGCTCTCCTGCCCCCGGCACCACGGTGTCCGCGATCAGCGAGAAGTTGCCGGGGATTGTGCAGCCCAGCGGCCCGTTGATGGACATTGTGGCGCGCTTGGGGGCCAACGTTGATCCGTTCTCTGGCAAGCCGTTTATCAAGAAGTCGGACACCGCGATGGACAAGCTGAAGAAGTTCACGGTTGGCACGACAGAGGCTGGCCGATTTAGCCCCGGACTGGCGGCAAGCCTGTTGCTCCCGTCGTCGCTGTCGTACCAGCTACCAAACATTGCCAAAGACCTATATTACGGCAACGCAGAGGCCGCTAAGATGAGCGGGATGGGGCTGGTTGGTGGTCGCCCTGTTGCGGTCACCCGTGGTCAGCAAGCCAAAGTTGAAAACTACAAGCTGCAACAGCAGATTCAAGAAATAAACACGGAGTTACGGGGTGATCTACGAGCCGCTAGAGACATGGTGGTTCGGCGCAATTTGATCAAGAAGGCGATGGAGAAGCGTCAGCGCCTTGTCGAAGAGTCTCGCAAATCACGCCAACCGTAGAGAACCCAGTGACCGCTGAAACCAGTACGTCCCTCCTAATCGGCGCTGCCTCGGCGGCTGGGACAGCCTTTGCCCAGACCAGCCCGACATGGAGCATGGCCGTGCCGCTGGTGTCGGGCTTCATCGGCATTGCGGTGTCATGGGGTATGATGCGGGTCACGGTCAAGGTGGTTGAACGTGACGTAAAGGGTATGAGGGATGACATCCGCGACATCTACAACTTGACCCGTGACATCAGTGATCGGGTCAGTCGCATGGAAGGGAGGATCGAGAAGTGAAGCTACCCCTCCCTCCTGCTGAAGTCCCTGTGCAGTCTGGCGTCACCGTGCTGGCCCCGTTCTTTCGTGAAGCGGTGGAGAGAGTAATCGCCGACATGAAGGCGTGGGGCTACACCCCGCAAGTCTTTGAGACGATGCGGACCAACGAACGACAGAACTTCCTGTACGGCTTTGGCCGCACCTACGACGATGGCCGTGGCATAGTCACCCACAGCCAGTCGGCAGACGACACATGGCATGGCTATGGCTTGGCCGTGGACATCATCTGTGTGCGGAATAAATGGAACGTCGGCCCTCACTTCTGGAACGTGCTAGGCACCAGTGCCAGACGGCATGGGCTGGTGTGGGGCGGGGACTGGAATAGCAACTGGTCGATCAACGACGAGAGCTTCTCTGACCGTCCGCACATTCAGTGGGGCGCAACGCGACGAAGCCCGTCTGCGAAGGCGGTCGAACTACGAACGAAGGGTGGACTGATCGCCGTGTGGAGTGCCGTCGCCGCCATGTAGAAAGACTTCCCCGTATAGATCACCCCGTGGCTCACGCTACGGGGTTTTCTTTTGTCTACATCTTGCGCCCTTAGTCAACCAT